TAATCAAATTTTGAGGTTTTCATGTAATTGTACCACTGAATCCAAAGTCATCACCCATCGGAATAACTGCACTGTCAACACCGTCTCCATCTGAAGTATTGGTGTAATCAATGCCTTTAATGTCTGTTCCTCTAACGTGTGATGTAGCGAGTGTAGAATCTTTTCCTCTTTGAACAGTAATTTTACTGGTGGATGAGGAAATAGATTTTACTAACATCTCTTCATTATCTATAACAATGTAGAATTCATCCTTAATATTTGTCGTATCATCAACCGTAAATGTTTTCTGTGTTGCATCAATATCCTCAGCTAGATTAGTAACTACATCACCTGTGTAATCCTTGATTGCTCTCGGTTTAATAGAGTATGTAACATCTCTCTCTGTGCTTCTTGCACCACCAGCGAGATAACGAACAGATACACCTTTGATAATATCTGTAGTGGCAGAAGAAACTGGGCCAAACAGGTATGTCTTTGCGGTAAACCTTAATGTATAATATAAAACTCTTCTTGATGTAAAGTCTCCCTCATATTCATCTTGAAAAGAAACGTTCTCTAACACAACCGGTATATCTCTCTTTTCGTTTATTTCTGATACAAGATTGACTGTTAAATTATATGATGGTTGAAAGAATGGTAATATCTGTTCTACAATTTGAAGAGCATCATCATTTAATTTACACATAATATTTAATTCAAATTGCATATTATATGGAACAGGCATAAACACTTTTTTTGTTGTGGTTTCTGTGTCCGGATCTTTTACTGTTATTTGTTGTGTTGTTGTAACCTTTCTTGTTGGATCATATGTTAAACCAGTAAACTCAAATGACATTCTTGGTAATGTCATCGCGACTGATTTATTTAAATTTGGTGATTGTTCTAATCTAGCTAAAAATTTACCAATAGGCCCATATGCAAGTGGGACTTTGCTTACTGATTTATTTCCATCCGAATCAGTGTGCTTAATTGAGATGTCATTAAACAACGTACCAAAAGAGATAATTGTCTTTCTAAATATTTCGTTGTAAAAATACTCAAACATTTTTGCACCTATACCCAGTTATTTATGGTTGTCCAAAGGGATTACCCTCTGAGAAGTCTAATATTGCATCTGCCTCAGTTTCAAATCCATCATTGTCACCAAATCCATCATCAAAATTAGTAAGATCTATCAATCTTATGGTATGGACTGCATTAGAAGATCCACCAGTGATTGTTTCTTTTCTAAGGAATACTCCCTCTACATTTGATATCTTAAGTTCACTTGTAACACTGTTCCAATCTCTGACTCTTGCAGTTGCACCACTTGTTCCACCAGTGATTATTTCATTGAACTGGAAGTTGCCAACTGCGTCACTAGCTGCAGGAGGTGCAATAGCAATTGTCGGAGGTGTTGTGTAACCAGCACCAGCGTTAGTGATATGAATTGCACTAATTGTTCCAGCAGTGGAAACGATTGCAGTTGCAGCAGCAGAAACAGTTGATAATCCTGTAAATGTAATTGTGGGTGTAGTTGTATATCCAGAACCACCACCAGTTATTGTTACGATACCAATCGTTCCGTTTGCCATATTTGCGGTGGCTGCAGCACCCACGCCATTTCCGCCGAATATTTGTATGTCAGGGCCTGTTGTATATCCTGATCCGGGATTGACCAAGTTGATACTTTGAACTACACTTGCTTTTTGATTTAATGGATCAGCAGCACCGGTGCATACAACGATACCACCACGAAGATTTGCAGTTGCGATACCAGTCACACCACCTGTTGGTGCAGATGATATTGCTACTCTTGGAGCGAACGTATATTTTCTACCACGATTTGTTATATCGATAAATTGAATACCACCATTAACAACTGTGGTAACAGCGGACGCACTTGATGCCGTTCCAACTAAAGTAAGGACTTGTGTTCCACCGATAATAAAATCTTCACCATCTACACCTTCTGTTGCTGCAAGTGTGTCATCAATCTCATCAACACCAGTATCGATAACTTCATCCTCATACTGGAAGAGTTCACAACGAAGAGTATAAACGTAATTTTTCTTTAACTGATAAAATGGTTGTTCATGTTCAACATATTTAATTTCAAACAAACGATCACCTAATGGGAAATAAATTAAATCACCTTCTTTTGGTCTTGTTGACAATCTTACATTCTCCTCATTTTTCATTAGAGGTGAGATGTAAGTTTCAAATCTATCTCTTGATATCGTCAGTGTGAGCTCATTAGTCGCCTGAATACCGAACTTTGATAAAAGTGTCGGATTCTCTCCATATCCGTCGAAAGATTCAACGTAAGCCTCAATAGGATACGCATCATCAAACTTAGATTCAATGACCTCTTTAATAATTGTATTACTATTCGCAT